AACTTGGCTAGGGGAATAACCCCATGACCAGGTACACGAGCTTTTTCAGACCGGCATGCTTGAACAGCCTTATCCAAATGAGGCCAATTCTCGCACATCGTTCTGATGAGCTTGTTAGAGACACGGTCGGATGCTTCACTCAAGTCGAGTGTCGCTAAGGTCCCGTTTATAGACCCGTCAAGGGCCATACGCTGATTAGGCGTCTGGTCTTTGAATCCGAGCATGTGAGTCAGGTTGTTATCCTGGCCCAAACCATGCAAGATCTCAGGAAGGAGCGCCTGCTGTGCGTACTGCATAGCAGTTGGCTCAATCCCAATAATCCTGGGTGTCTTTAGCGTTTTAGGAACTGAGACTACCTTGACGGGAGTCTCAGAACCGGGTTCGAGGATGTCGATCTCGTGTAACTGGTCATAGAAACGCCAGTTAGGAAGGAGAAACTCCCCAGCGGGGAGAATTTCTTCCAGACGAGCGGTCCAAGTACGCTGGTTCCACTTTTGGTTTCCCAAAAGTTTATCAGCGGTCACGCCCGGACCATGCTTTGGCATAAGTTCAAGGTTGTAGATTTTATGGTCTACCTCCGAGAACACTCTGCTATAAAGCATATCCGACATAGATTTAAATCTGGCCAACTGTTGGTCAGAGATAGTCTTGTCGAATACTTTGACATCCTGCTCACACTCGACGTACCCACGCATAGCCTTTCTCTGCCGTGCACTAGTGCACTTAAGAGAAATCTTGCCAAACATCAACGTTAGTTGACGTATAGCAAGAATGGAATCTATGCATGGTTCGTCGAGTAACGCACCATTGTGCGTATCAAACACACGTCCGAGGTAACCTCCCAGAAATAGAGGGAGGGGTCCTCCAGTCCGAGGGTTTCTTGCGAAACCCGGGAACTGATGCGGGCACACCTGCTTCTGGTCAAGGCATTTTTCAACAGCCTTGCCAAACTCAGGTAGGGATATCGTTAGAAACGATACCCCCTCGTGTTCGGTACGCGCCATGACAGTTTTAATGTCATGGGTGGCGCTAGTGCAACATCTGATAGCCGATTCACTGGCTATCTCTTTCCAGAGTCGCAACAGGCTTTTCATTGATCCCTCCTTAAATAGAGGTGGTCAATCCTGGCCTGATGCCACAGGCAATCGATAATAACCCCTTAAACCCAACGGACGCGCCTAACTGTTTTAAAGGTTTGCGCGCTACCCGTTAAGGTTGGGGAGTTAGCAGTTGGCCACAAAACTCAACAATTGTATTGAGTGTTGTGTTATCGAGGACCAAAGAGAGAGCAAGGAGTACCAGGCCCATGAAGGCGACGACATGTTTTCGGTTTATTGAAAACGTGAACATCCCCGACACGGTCAAGGTATTTTCCTTTACCCGCTCTTTCTTAGGACTCACCAGCAAGAAGCTTGCTGATGAGCAGATCCGAAGAGGCGGAGAACTGGGTCTTGAAACCCGTGTAAACCGCTAGTGCCTCGGCAGCCGTATAGCCAACGACGGGTACGTCAAAGACCATGTAGTTTGACATGGACACCTTGACGTTCGTCGCCGGCAAAAACGGGTCTGCCGAGATCTTCGAATGGTCCAGCCTCAAGACTCGGCGAATCCTACGCCCGTAGGCATGGGACGCGCTGAGCTTGAAGAGACCGTCCGCACTCGAGTAGTCATTCCCATCCGCCTTCGTACTCGTACGAGGGAGAGGGGTTGTGACTGCCGAGATTGTGACAGTCTGTGGGTCTGCGTATGACATCTGGCGTACTCCTTTTCTGTGAGCCCAACGGACTCACGGTGTTTGACGCGTGCATTACGCACACTTCAGCTCCGGGATAGTCCCAAAGCCGCAGCGATGGCGACCTGAAGCGGAGACAAACCGTCCCAGGTAATGCCAAATCCAAAGGGGTTAGCTCCGACTCTCTGCTTCGTCACAGTGACGAATTCGATAGCGGATGGCGTCGGTTTTCCGGGTTTCCGGAGAATCGGTTGCCAGCTATAGCGTACTTTGTCGATGGTAGTTTCCATCATGTACCCATAGCGCATAACCAGACCGTCTAGGGCCCAATCCGAGAGATTCGAAATGACATCTCCCGTATTGGAAAACCAATCAACGGCCCAGCTCCAGGGAGCAAGGTTCCAGACAGTTTCTGGGGTAAGTTCGAGGCCAAGCACCTGCTTGGCTTTCAGTGCGATTTCCGGATCACCGATGACGTTAGTCAATGACGTCGGAAGATGATACGTAAACGCACCTGAGAACCACCGAGACTTGGTAACTGACCGAGTCTCAACCGTTTTCCCTGTTCCCATACTAAAGAGAAGCTTACTAGCGGGCGGACTCAGGTAACCAAATCCTGAGTTCGGTCCCTCGTAAGTAATCTCAG